TGGATTGGGTGATTTTGCTAAGAGGTATGGTGGTTCTCCATCAGCACTTCCAACGCAACTTCGTTATCTTACGAATGAAGTTCAATGGAAACGAATTGAAGACAGGATGAAAACTCCTGGCAAATCTATAAATCGTTACATGGACTATGCGTATAGTTGGATTGGTTGGGGCATTCATGGTGCCCGCACTTCATATGCTCATGAATATGCTTCCAAACTGATCACGGTAGAAGTTTGACAAACTGAATAATAGGGGAGAAGCAAAGGTCTCTCCCCTTGACAGATAATTTTTATGTAAGATATAATGCAAATAATGCGGACATGGTGTAGCGGTAACACGTCATCCTTCCAAGTTGAAATCACGAGTTCGATCCTCGTTGTCCGCTTGTTATAACTCAGTAGAAATCATTAGAAAAATGTTAAAAGTAAGATGCAAAAATTGTAATACAGAATTAGAATCAAATTCTACGCAAACTAAATGCTGCGGTTGTGATAATTTGACTTCTATTACTGGAGATAAGATAAGTGCAGTCGATCTTTCTTTGGTTGAGTTGATTAATTTAAATAAATTAGATGATACAAAATCTGTGTTGAGCAGGGAAGATTTGCAGTACCAAGAAGCAAGAAGGACAAGAAAGGTTAAAAAATTAAATTTTGAAATTAGGTAAAGAATTTAATAATCTCTTAATCAGTGTGTCGTATTGAACACATTAGGTAGGCGTTTTATTGGTCTGAATTATAATATATTAGTATACGTATTTTAATCCTTATGGATCAACACACCTACGATAACTGGGTGAAGATCAAGGCAACTTTTGAAGAGTCTGGAAATACAGACAATATGTTTTACAAAAGAGCTGTCGAAATTGTAAAGACCAGAAGAGACCCTCTTGCAAAGTTTCTTGGAGACGAGAAATGATGAATGAACAAGAAGAGTTTATTACACGTTCTGAAGTTCAGGAGATGATTGATGATGCAATACGAAAACACAATCGCAATGCTTCGATTATTTCAATGTGCGTTGGTTGGGTTGTTCTTGCACTTTTTGCTGAGGGTCTTCTTCGACTCATTGGAGTAATTCCGCCAGTATTTCCATGGCTCAACATCACTCTGAACTAATCTTTTTAGTTCCTTGGTTTGTTCTAATGGGAATATCCTTAACGATGATTGCACAGGGATGGATGATTATGAATGCCTATCATGGGTATTCAAAAAGTCCAAAAGTAAAGCATCCAGAACTTAACGACGTTAAAGCAGGAGATCCATTACTAGTGGTTAAATTTACGGAAGAAGATATTGAAAAATTACAAAAAAGAGTTCTACAGCAAAAAATGGACGAACTCTTTGAGGAACCTTCAACCTATGAGGATGATGATGACGAATAGTGAATGGTTGGAGGTTATTCAATTTACTTCTCATATGTTATACATGTTTGTGGCATTTATGTGCGGAATTATCATTGGATATATTGTAGGAATTAGAAACGGAGGAATGTAATGAATAATTTAATACTGTCTTCAATTTTAATTTTTGGTACAATAATAGTATTTGTAAATTGGGGACTTAATAACGCATATCCACAATGAAACATACATTAATCTTAACTTTATGTTTTCTGCCATTGGCAATTATCTACATAATAATGAAAATATCATTGTGGTTGTCCACAAGTGTTTCTGAAGTCAATTATGTCAGAGAAGATACCAAACGACCACACGGACCCTATGTGGATAATGCATATGGAGATGTTGATGAAAAGGAAGAAAATTATTGAAACTAAGGAAATTATAGAAAAAGCAATCTTTGATTGGTATTTTGAACGTGGGTTGGATGTTCCGAAATGGAGGATTCAAAAAGACCCACAATGGTGGATTGATTATTTAAAGGAACTTGACGGGGATAACGAAGACAACGACGATTGGTAACTATGAAAACAATAGTAATTTTTGGAGCAACAGGAGATCTTTGTAGAAAAAAGTTGATACCAGCACTTTATGAACTCTATAAAAGAAAACTTCTACCAGAAGATTTTAAAATAATTGGTGCATCACGGACTAAGCACAGCAAACAGAGTTGGTTGCATACTTTGGGATCCTATTCTGAGGATTTTGTAAGAATTTTAGATTATGTTTCTTGTGATTTAAGTGATTTGGAATCACTTAAACTTTTGCCCTTAGGTGATGAGAATACTTATTTTCTTTCTGTCCCACCAGAAAGATATTCTGATGCTATTCTCAATCTTAAAATGTCTGGTCTTGTAGATGACCAGGATAATACTAAGGTTGTTATTGAAAAACCTTTTGGGTATAACCTTAACTCTGCAGAAGAACTTCAAGAAATTGTTTCGTCAAATCTTCGAGAAAAACAGGTCTATCGTATAGACCACTATCTTGGAAAAGATACTGTTAATAATATTCTGGCAACTAGATTCAGTAACATTCTTCTAGAACCTTTGTGGAATCGTGATTATGTGGAGGAGGTCCAAATTTTTGCAACTGAAATTATCGGTTGTGAGGGTAGGGCACAATACTATGAGACTGCTGGTGCGGTCAGGGATATGTTGCAGAATCATATGTTGCAATTACTTGCTCTAATTGCAATGGAAGCACCTTGCAAAAATGATGCAAAAGAAATTCGTAGAGAGAAGGTCAAAGTTCTTTCTGCTGCAAGATTGGGAACAAAATTGGTTTGTGGTCAATATGCAGGATATCGCAATGAGTCTGGAGTTAACGGTGATTCGCAAACACCAACTTTTGTTGCTGGAGACATGTATATAGACAATTGGAGATGGAAAGGTGTTCCTTTTTATTTTATGACTGGCAAGAAACTTCCTGTTTCTTGTGTGGAAGTTGTAATTAAATTAAAATCACCACCACTTAATTTGTTTGGTGAGCATGAACCAAAAGATAGAATCGTAATGAGATTCCAACCAGACCCACATTTTGATATTCAGATTGATATTAAATCCCCTGGATTGGATGATAAAATTGAAACTGCAATTTTGACTCATAGCTACCCAGAGGGTGCAATTGATGGGTATGTGAAACTTTTATATGATGCAATAATGGGAGATCAATCACACTTTGTTCATTCAGAAGAAGTGTTGGAATCTTGGAGAATTGTTGATGATCTTCTTTGTGTTGGGGAGCAGTGTCCAGTAAATACAAGACCTTATAATTATAATTTTGGTACTTGGGGTCCACAAGAAGAAATAGAAAAGATTACTAAGTGGGATTATCCACTCAAACTTGTTTAGGAGGGAATTATGAAAGTAGGATTAATTGGATTGGGAAGAATGGGAGAAGGAATGTCTCGTCGTATGATGAAGGCAGGAATAGAAGTTTGGGGTTATCGTAGGAATTATGAAAAAGCACAAGAAGCTTATGAAAAGGGATTTGTGGATGGAGTTACAACTACTATTGAAAATCTTGTTAAAGTAGTTAAGCAAAATAAAAATGGTGCAACTCAACCAGGAATTTTCCAAATGGTTGTGCCCGCAGAAACTGTAGAGGAGACGATTAATGAGTTACTACGATATTGTGGTGAAGGAGATATTATTATTGATCATGGCAATAGCAATTTTAAGGACAGTCGGAAGAGAGCAGAACGCTTGGCAAAACTTGGTATCCAATATATTGATTGTGGCACTAGCGGTGGTGTTTATGGTCTGGATCGTGGATACTGTCTTATGGTTGGTGGCGGAGATACTGCGGTCTCCACTTGTTCAAGCATTTTTAATGCCCTCTCCCCAGGAATTGACGCTGCCCCCAGGACTCAATTTGACTCAGACATAACTTCTGCTGAATACGGTTGGTTGCATTGTGGTGGTCCAGGTGCTGGACACTTTGTAAAGATGGTGCATAATGGTATTGAGTATGGTATTATGCAAGCATATGCAGAAGGATTTAATATCATCAAGAATGCAAATGCAGGTGCTCAGTATGTCAAAGAAGGAGATGCAGAGGTTGCCCCTATGGCAGACCCAGAATCTTATTGCTATGATATTGACGTTGCTGAGGTTGCTGAGTTATGGCGTCGTGGTAGTGTTGTTGGTAGTTGGTTACTTGACCTTACCGCTGATGTTCTACGGAATGATGGTCAACTTAAACAGTTCTCTGGAGGAGTTTCCGACAGTGGTGAGGGTCGTTGGACTGTTTCTGCCGCTGTGGACCTTGGTGTACCCGCTCCTGTCATTACTACTGCCCTTTATGAAAGATTTAATAGTCGCAATCTGGGTACTTTCGCAGCCAAAGTTTTGAACGGAATGCGATATATGTTTGGTGGGCATCATGTTAGGTAAAGCACTCTTATTTGTTGCAATTCCCTTTGTATTGACCACACTTTATTTTGGGACAAGGGGTGGTTATTATGATTCTAACGATTATAATGGAAATGGTACATCACACTAATATTTTATTTAAAATTGTAGAAGTACTTGCCCAAAGTCCCTTTTTTCTTTTTCTTTGCGGATGTGGGTTGACAATACTTCCTTTTGCAGGTATTATGCATATACATCGAGTCCCAAAGTCTGATGGAAAAAATCTCCATTGAATCTTTTCAAAAAAACTTTGATAATTATATTGATAGAGTTGAAAATGGAGAATCATTTTTAATTCAAGATAAAACGGGTCGTTTGGTATCAATTGTGCCATCTGACTGTGAAGTGATTAAAATACATACAGAGCATAATGATGCTTCTTAAAAATAGTCACGGATGGACTTTAACAGTACTGGTCGGAGTGCCTTGGGTTAATACATGATTAAAGCAGACCTTCTTAGGTATATTGGAAATTTTCTTTTAATAGTTGGATATTTTGTTCTTCTTTGGGGTGATTTTAAATATGGATTATTAATAAAATGTATTGGTGGTTTATTTACAGTACCTTTTGCAATTAAACTTAAGCTTTGGGATGTTTTAATCCTTTGTGTATTTTATGGAGTCATAGAATTTGCAAAGTTAACTCAACTTTTCCTAGTTAAGTAAAACTAGGTGGTGGAGCCGAGAAATCGAACAACTGATTGAGTTTCCAATTTCTCTAAAAAATTGGTGGTGCGGATGGGATAACTCCCGCCTGGTTATTATCTCCAGTTAAAAATAAACTATAAAAAGAGGGGTTTACAATACCCCTCTTTTTTAGTATGATATATACTAAAGAATTATTATTTTCTTGATTAAAGTATGGGTCAATACATTAAGAAAGCACTTGTTTTAGGTGCTGGTGGTTTTATTGGAAGTCACATGGTTAAAAGACTTCGTTCTGAAGGATATTGGGTTCGTGGAGTAGACCTCAAATATCCAGAATTTTCTCCCACTGAGGCAAATGAATTTGTTCAGGGAGATTTGCGTGATGTAGATTTTGTTCGTCGTGTGCTTGAATATAAGGGAGATAGAGGAAATTTCTATCAGTCAGTTCCTTACCGTTATATCCAAGCATTTGATGAGATTTATCAGTTTGCTGCTGATATGGGTGGTGCAGGATTTGTTTTCACTGGTGAAAATGATGCTGACATTATGCACAACTCAGCAACTATTAATTTGAATGTTCTTGAGGAGCAGCATAAATTAAATGAAAAATTCGGTAAAAACGATACTAAAATTTTCTATTCTGGTTCTGCTTGCATGTATCCTGAGCATAACCAACTTGATCCCGATAATCCTGATTGTAGGGAGTCTTCTGCTTATCCTGCCAATCCAGACTCTGAATATGGTTGGGAAAAACTTTTTAGTGAGCGTCTATATTTTGCTTACAATAGGAATTACGGCATTCCTGTACGTGTTGCTAGATATCATAACATCTTTGGACCAGAGGGGACCTGGGAAGGAGGAAGAGAAAAAGCTCCTGCTGCGATTTGTAGAAAGGTGGCATATCTTCCGTCTGAGGGAGGTTCTATCGAAGTATGGGGAGATGGAAAACAAACTAGATCTTTCCTCTATATTGATGAATGCATCGAAGCAACAAGACGATTGATGGATTCCAATTTTATTGGACCAGTTAACATTGGGTCAGAAGAAATGGTTACCATCAATCAATTGGTTGAAACTGCTGCTAAAGTTTCTGGCAAGAATGTAGATAAAGAACATAAACTCGATGCACCTCTTGGTGTTCGTGGTCGCAATTCAAATAATGATTTGATTCGTGAAAAACTGGGTTGGGATTATTCTCAGACTCTTGAAGAAGGTATTCGTAAAACATATGAATGGATTAGTGGTCAAATTGCTAAAAAACAATCATGAGTTGGAGAACTTCTTTATTAGATGTTGCAGTTAACGACCATAATAGTTTTGAAAAAGAAGAATTGGTAAATTATGATGTTTATCAATTTGGTGTTTTTAATGGTGGGTCGATGAAAGAAATTGCTTCTATTTTAAATAGACATAAAATAGAAGTTAATAATTTTTATGGGTTTGATGTTTTTACTGGAATGCCAAAAGAAACAGCAGAACCCATTTTCCAAGATTCCTGGAATCCAGATATTTTTCCAGATGAATTTAATGTGCTAAAGTATATGAGTCTGGATACTCCAGATGATTGTGCAAAGCATATTCAAAATGAAGTTCAAAATATCTTTACAGGTAGAAATAATCAAAGTAAAGTATCTGTTATTGCTGGACTTGTTGAAGAGACTCTTCCTCAACAAAAAGATTTAAAACCAGCATTTTATGTTGATTTTGATTTAGACATTTATTCTCCAACAAAATATGCATTTGATTATTTGATGGAAAATAATCTCATTGTTCCTGGTACTTTAATCGGATACGATGATTGGGGGGGAACTCCAGGATTTGAAGAATTTAAGGATGGGGAATCACGAGCACATAAAGAGATTCTAGATAAGTGGGGAATCTCGATGACTAAATTATATCAAAATGGATATGCATATCCACACGTACAAACTCTTTGGATAGTAGATAGCTTAGAATGAAAATCTCAGTATTAGGTTCAAGTGGTCAGGTTGGAGCATACCTGACCGAATATCTTCGTGGAAAAGGTCATACCGTCAATGAATTTGATGTTGTGAATGGACCAGAACAAGATATGACTGTTATCCCAAATCAAAACTTGGAGGATAATATCAAAGATTCTGACTTTGTATTCTTCCTTGCATTTGATGTTGGTGGTTCTAGATACCTTAAAAAATATCAACATACTTTCCAGTTCATTGATAACAATGCTCGTTTGATGGCAAATGCCTTTGGACTTCTTAAGAAGTATAATAAAAGGTTTGTTTTTGCATCATCTCAGATGAGCAATATGAGTTATTCTCCATATGGAGTTCTTAAAAATGTTGGTGAACTTTATACCAAGTCTCTTAATGGACTTATTGTTAAGTTCTGGAATGTTTATGGTGTTGAAAAAGACCACGATAAAGCACATGTTATCACGGACTTTATCCGTAAGGGATTTGAGACTGGTGTAATTGATATGCTTACTGATGGACATGAGGAAAGGGAGTTTTTGTATGCAGAAGATTGCTGTGAAGCGCTTGAGAAAATTATGGAGGATTTCAATGATTTTACGTCGGAAGATAACCTCCACATCACTAGTTTCCGTTCGACAAAAATTATTGATATTGCTGGCATAATTAGTGGACAATTTAATCTGATTGGAAAAGAAATTAGAATTCAACCTTCTGAACAAAAAGATTCTGTTCAAATGGATAAGAGAAATCAACCAGACACATATTTGACTAAGTGGTGGATGCCAAAAACTTCTATCGAGCAAGGAATTGCTAAGGTCTTTGAGGCAATGAAGAATGAGCAAGTTTAAGATTAATCTTTATTGTAACGATTCTCTTCTTCCATCCACTTCAGATAAAAATACTTCTAAGTTCACTGAGTGGGTTTATGATGGTTCTGGAGACGTTAATTTTTATGTAAATCAACGTTCTCTAGAAGCATTTTCTACAGTTCAAACCAAACCAACATATATTTGGTTGTTGGAATCCAAGCAAATCATCAAACCAATCTATGATTGGGTTATTAAAAATTATGAGTTTGCTGCTACTAGAGTTGATGGTATTTTTAGTTGCGATAGGGAATTATGTGAAAAATATCCAAAGATTAAATATGCAATTAGTAATGCTGCACCTTGGGTTGTAGATAGACAGATATTTGAAAAGACCAAATTAGTCTCTATGGTCTCATCAAATAAGTCTATGGTTCCTGGACATATAAAGAGACTTGAGTTTGTGAATAAGTTCAAAGACCAAGTAGATTTATTTGGTAGGGGTATCCGAGATATTTCTTGTAAAGAAGAAGCACTAAAGGATTATATGTTCTCTATTGCAGTAGAAAATGCAGTTTATGATACCTATTTCACTGAGAAGATTACAGATTGTTTTGCTACTGGAACTATTCCAATTTTTTATGGATGTAGAGGAATTACTGAGTATTTCAATGAAGAAGGAATTATATTCCTAGATGATGATTTTGATATCTCTTCATTGACAGAAGACCTTTATCATTCTAAAATGGATGCAGTTAAAGATAATTTTGAACGTTCTTTAAACTTTCCTGTCGCAGAGGATTTTATCTATACCAATTATTTTAAATGAGTCAATACAAATATTTTTCGGAAAATAATATTAAAGTCGATGGAGTAATTCACGTTGGTGCTCATCGTGGAGAAGAAATTTTCGACTATGAAAAACTTGGTGCCAAGCAAATAATTTGGATTGAACCAAATCCAGAAGTATTTGAAGAGTTGAAGATTGCTTTAGAGAGAGCAGATAGTTTTGTGGAATCTCATGGATTCTGTGTTGCTGCTAGTGATGTGGATCAGAAAGACATTGATTTTCATGTTTGTTATGGTCCAGATGCTGCATTCATGAAAGGAAATAAAGGATGCTCTTCTCTTTTAAAACCTCAAGGAAGATTTGAATCTTGGCATAAAAAAACAATTAAAGTTGATACTGTTAGACTCGATACTTTGCTCGAAGAAAATGAATTTAACTTTAGTGATTTTCAACTCCTTGATATGGATACGCAAGGAGCAGAATTGATGGTCCTTAAAGGAGCATCTAAAGTCCTAGAGCATGTTTCATACGTGACAACAGAAGCAACTTGGAGTAATCCAGATTATGTTGATAACGTAATGTTTGATGAACTTAAAACATATTTAAATTCATTTGGATTTGAACCTGTAGAAACATTTGAACATACCTCTGATTGGGGTGATGTTTTATTCGTAAAGAAAAACTAAGGAGAAGAGATGGCAATTTCATTTAATGGTCTCGGCAATGCTGGGAGACTTGGCAATCAAATGTTCCAATATGCTGCAATTAGAGGAATCGCAGCACATAAGGGATATCAATGGATGGTTCCTCCTGCTGATGCAGATAGATGTGATAACTATGGACTTTTTGATGCGTTTAAACTGGTAAATTGTAAAGATGTTAATCAGGGAGAACAACCAAAGCAAACTATTTCTTGGAGAGAGTTTCATTTCAATGAAAATCTTTTTGAGCAATGCCCAGATAATATTGACCTTGATGGATATTTTCAGTCAGAAAAATATTTTAAGCATATTGCAGATGAGATTCGTGAAGATTTTCAATTTAAAGATGAATGGTTAGAACCATGCAAGGAATATATTGAAAGCATTGGAAATGATAAGTTGGTATTTTTGCATGTTCGCAGAGGAAATCCAAATCTCCAAGGTGTAAGAGGTGAACGTTGGTCATATCAAATGCTTCAACAGTACCATCCCTTGTGCAAATTTGAATATTATGAAGAAGCACTTAAAGAATTTGATGATTCTTATCAAGTAATTGTTTTTTCTGATGTTATTGATTGGTGTAAAAATCAAGAATTCTTTAAAGGAGACAGGTTCCTATTTTCAGATAATTCTTTGGAACTTTTTCCTGATGGAGCATCAGTTCCTTACGTTGATTTGTGTTTGATGTCTCTCTGTAGTGATGCAATTATTGCAAATAGTTCTTTATCCTGGTGGGGTGCTTGGTTAATTAATAATAAAAATAAAAAAGTAATTGCACCTAAACCTTGGTTTGGTTCTGCGTATGAACATTATATTATGGATGATTTAATCCCAGAGGGATGGATTGAAAAGTATAATGATCCAAAGGAAATTCCAGCAGAGGTTTGATATGAAACTTGATTTTTTGATGCCATGTAGGATTGAAAGTGAAGATAGATTAAAGAACATAATTACAACAGTCTCCTTTCTTCTTCATAATTTTCCAGACTCAAATGTTATAATCAAAGAAGTTGATACTCGTTCTAATTTTAAATTTAGAGCAATACCAGAAATTAGAAAATATGCAGATACAACTAATTTAATTCATATTTACGAGGAAAGTGATGAAAAGGCATTTCATAAAACTCGTATCTTAAATGATTTGTTAGTTGAATCTAAATCTGAAATTATTTTCAATCATGATGTTGATATGATTCTTCCTATTCAATCATATCATTTGGCATATGCTGCACTTGCTGAAGACCAATGTGATGCGATTTATCCCTTTGGTTGTGGAATTTATCAACTTGCAGTTGACTACCCAATGAATGTTTATGAAGAGTTTTTAAATTCAAAGTTTAATTATCAAATTTTAAATTCAAATTCTAGAAATGCTTCATCCACAATTGGGTGGGGGCAAATGATTAAACGTCAGACAGAAATCAATATTGGCATGTGGAACGAGAATTTTATTTCTTGGGGAGCAGAAGATTGTGAGTTTTATTACAGATTGAATCTTCTTAATTATCGAGTTGGAAGAGTCAATGATGTTGTCTATCATCTTGAGCATGGTAGAACTTTTAATTCTCACTATAATAATCCAAAATTTATGGATAACTATAATCTTTGGCAGTGGTTTAGAAATCAGGACAGAGAAACTGTAGTAAAATACTATGAGAAACAACAGTATCTAATTAACAGAGGAGAAAAATTAAATGTTAGCGTTTAATGGACTTGGAAATAACGGCAGACTTGGAAATCAAATGTTCCAGTATGCTGCTTTGAAGGGAATTGCTAGACGTAGAGGATATGATTTTTGCATTCCCCCTTTTGATTCAAAAAGGGTTGATAACTATAGTTTGCATGTATGCTTTAACCTTACCAACGTTCATACTGGTAATCTTAAGTTTCTAGACCAAGGACATGCACCAGTTGTTGTTGAAAAGTATTTTCATTATGATGAATCTCTTCACCATTTGTGCCCTGACGATGTAAGTCTTTTTGGATTTTTTCAATCTGAAAAATGGTTTAAAGATATTGAAGATGAAATTCGTGAGGATTTTACCTTTGACGATGGAATTTTGGGACCATGCAAAGAGTTTATTTCGGAATTTGAAAAGGAACCAGTATTTCTTCATGTGAGGAGAGGAGATCCAAACTTGGTAGATTCCAGGGGATTTAAGTGGGCATATGTAAACCTTGCGGATACTCACCCAGTTCAACCAATAGAATACTATGAAAATGCTTTGAAACTTTTTGATGAAGACCAACCTATTCTTGTTTTTTCTGATTCACCAGAATGGGTTAAAGAACAAGAATTGTTTACCTCGGACAGATTCTTCATTTCTGAACCACAAGAAAAATATCGAGATGGTTCATACACACCTTATGTTGATTTGTGTTTAATGTCATTGTGCTCTGGAGCAATTATCGCAAATTCATCATTATCGTGGTGGGGTGCTTGGTTGCAAAATAAAAGAGGAAAAGTTGTAGCACCAAAAATGTGGTTTGGTCCTGCATATGCAGACAAAGACACTAAAGATTTATATTGTGATACTTGGGAAGTGATCTAATGGATAAAAATAAATCTGCGTATAAACTTAAGAACATAGGTCCAATTTATTATTTAAATCTTGATGGGCAACCAGAAAGAAAAGAATATATGGAAGAACAATTTGAAGAATGGGAAATTGAAAATTATACAAGAATCTCTGCTTATGATGGCAGGGAAGATGATTTGAGTGATATTGTTTCTGGGAGATATCCTCAGATGATGACTTCTGGAGAAATTGGATGTACTACATCACACCTAAAAGCAATCAAACATTGGTTTGAGACATCTGATAGTCCATATGCAATCATTATGGAAGATGACGTTGATTTGCAAATTGTAAAAAATTGGGATTTTACTTGGAGTCAATTCTACTCTTTAGTCCCATATGATTGGGATGTTATTCAACTTGCAATTATTTGCACAGGACCACTCCACGTTCAATTGCATAAAAGATTTGTAAATGATTTTTCTACTGCTTGCTACATGATATCTCGACATCATGCAGAAAAAATTATCAAACATCATATTCGTGGAGACAAATATAAACTTGATAATGGTGTTAAACCAAGAGCAGTTGCTGATGATTTGGTTTATAATTCTGGAAATACTTTCTCCATTCCACTTTTCTTGTATAGAATATCTCTAGGGTCTTCTATTCATCCAGAACATATTGATATCTTCCATCGTTCTAGTCATGATGGACTTTTAAATTTCTGGCAACAAAACGGATCAAATGTAAAAATTGAAGAGTTAATGAATTATGACCCATATTTGGGAAGAATAACCCAAAATCAAAATCAAGAACAAGGTTGACACGATCCCAAAAAAAATGTTAAGATAAATGACCTGAGCACCCATGCCGCAACTATTTGTATGGGTGCTCAATATGTCGTTTAGTACACAAAAAACATTTTTATGAAAATCAAACAACTGATGCTTGCACCCGTTGCTCTTGGTATGATTGCTCCTGCTGTTGCGAATGCCGCAGACCTTAATATGGCAGCAGTCAATCAATACTCTTCTGCTCAGGTTACAAGTGTCTCTCAATTGTCTGATGTACAACCAACCGATTGGGCATATCAGGCACTTAGCAATCTCGTAGAACGTTATGGATGTGTAGCAGGTTATCCTAATGGCACCTACGGTGGTGGTAAGGCAATGACTCGTTATGAGGCAGCAGCACTTCTCAATGCTTGCCTTGACCGTGTAACTGAAGTGACTGATGAACTCAGTCGTCTTACGAAAGAATTCCAAGAAGAACTTGCAGTAATTCGTGGTCGTGTTGATAAACTGGAAGCACAAGTTGGTCAACTGGAAGCAACTCAATTCTCCACCACTACCAAACTTCGTGGTGAAACCAAGTGGGTTCTGGGTGGTCTGTCTTATGGTGGAAACCAAAAGGATACTTACAACAATCTTCGTGAAGCAGTTTCCTTCAACTATGATGTGAAACTGAACCTGGATACCTCTTTCACTGGTAAAGACCTGCTGCGTACTCAACTTCGTGCTGGTAACTTTGATGACAGTGGTTTCGGTGCTGCTCCTACTCCTCTCACCAAACTGGATGCTGGTTTCCAAGAAAACCTTGGTAATGCTGACGGTGGTGACGTAGTTGCAATTAACCGTCTTTACTATAAGTTCCCTGCTGGTAAAGATGTAACCATTACTGCTGGTCCTCGTGTTCGTCAGGATGACATTCTGCCTGTGTGGCCTTCTGTCTACACTGCTGATAAAATCCTGAACATCTTCCAGTTCAACGGTGCTCCTGGTGCTTACAGCAAAGTTCTTGGTGGTGGTTTCGGTGCTTCGGTTAAGAAAGGTGCTTGGACACTTGGTGGTGCCTATGTTGCTGGTGATGCAGACAAGGGTGATAGTGCTGAAGGTGGTATGTTCAACGGCAACTCTGCTGCTTCTACCACTGCTCAACTTGCTTATACCACTAAGAACTGGAACCTGACTGGTGCTTATACTTATTCTAATAATGGTGTGAGCATTCAAGGCACTCCTACTCTGACTTCTTCACTTCCTAATAGTGTAACTGGTGGTCAAACTAACTCGTTCTCTCTTGCTGGTTACTGGCAACCTTCTACCTCTGGTATCGTTCCTTCAATCTCTGCTGGTTGGGGTTATAATAACTCTGGTTATACTGAAGGTGGTGATACTATTTCTCAGTCCTGGTATACTGGTCTGGTTTGGAAGGATGTACTTGCTAAGGGTAATGCTCTTGGTTTTGCAGTTGGACAACCTACTTTTGTTACCAAGCAGAATGATGTAAATGCTCAAGATGGCAACTATGCTTTTGAGGCATATTACAAGATGCAAGTTACCGATAACATTGCTGTAACTCCTGCTGTGTTCTATCTGAGCAATCCTACTGGTAACGATGGTCTTGATACTTTCGGTGCTCTGGTTCAGACAACCTTTAAGTTCTGATCTAATCTGTAAAATCTGATACACTGGGGAGCTTGACTCCCCTTTATTTTTGCTATATAATTGTGTAACAATTCGTAATAAAACGAAAATGACTGTAACAACCAATGAACTTGGTCAAAATAATATGTGGGCCAAGGAACCTGAAATGGTTTACCAAGAATATAATCGTAAAGGTCTTATGACCCCCATGCAAACTACGGAGATGTATAATGGACGCTGGGCAATGGTCGGTATTATTGCTGGGGCTCTTTCTTATAGTCTCACTGGCAAACTCTTCTTCGGTATCTTCTGACAACTGATTGACAATGACTTCAATTATCTTTACAATGACTTCAGTTGCCTTCTTCGTACTGTTGGCAGCATCCGTAGAAAAACTTTGTGAAACTTACTAATGGCATATAACGTTACTCTTCGTACCCCCGATGGCACTGAGCAAACTATTCAGTGTGCTGAGGACCAATACATTCTTGAAGCTGCTGAAGATGCAGGGATAGACCTGCCTTCATCTTGTCGTGCTGGTGCTTGCTCTGCTTGTGCTGGAAAATTAATCAGTGGAACAGTAGATAACGAGGAGCAATCGTTCCTTGATGATGACCAACTTGAAGAAGGTTGGGTGCTTACATGTGTCGCATATCCCACTAGCGACTGTGTAATCCTTACTGAACAGGAAGAAAACCTGTGAGTGCTGGAATGCTTGGGCAATTGGGAGTTGCCCTTCAAGAAATTGGATGGGACAGTGATATTGAATTAGAAGTCAAAATTGCTGGAACACTAAAGAATGACAAGTTTATTGTAATTAAACCTGTTAAAGAAAAAATGGTTTGTAACCCAAACCCAGAACTTAAACAACAACATTCTTATAAAGGAGAAACAAAATGAAATTTGGATTCACACCTGAGGCAGAGATCCTCAATGCTCGTCTAGCAATGCTTGGATTTGTAATTGCTGTTGGCACTTATCTCACTACTGGTCAAATTATTCCTGGTATTTGGTGATGGAGGTTACAATGCGTAAAGAAGGTTATCAAATTCCACAAGTTGAATTTGTATTTCGTGAGTCTGGAGAGTTTGTAAATCGTACTGCTTCTGAACTTTTTGATGGTAAGCGTGTAGTAATTTTCTCACTGCCTGGTGCATTTACTCCTACTTGCTCTGCATATCAACTTCCTGGATTTGAAGAGAAGTTTGAAGAGTTTCAAGCACTTGGTATTGATGCTATTTACTGTATCTCTGTGAATGATGGATTCGTGATGAATGCTTGGGCACAAGACCAAAACATCAAGAATGTAAAACTAATTCCAGATGGCAATGCTTACTTCACTCGTTCTATGGGTCAACTCGTTGCCAAGGCCAATCTTGGTTTTGGTCAGCGTTCTTGGAGATATGCTGCTGTGGTAAATAATGGTATTATCGAAAAACTTTTTGAGGAAGAAGGAAAGCAAGATAATGCTGCTTCTGACCCTTATGAAGCAACAACTCCAGAAGCAGTTTATGAATATGTGAAGTCAACTGTAAACAAAACTGTATCAGTTTGAAATAATAAGAAATAATATTAACTCTGTTGCTAAATAAGCAGCAGAGTTTTTTTGTTTCATGCCTAGAAATCATTTGACTAAAGATGAGATGAGAGTTCATTTAGAGAAGTTGAAAACGGAACTCTATAGAGAAGATATAAATTGGACATCGGACCCAAAATCAATTGCAAATAAGTATCTTAATAAAGTATTAGATAAAATTAATGAATATTCATATTGATAAATATTTCAAGCTTATGCCACAGTAAAGATGACGTTAGATCTTCATAACTTTTTTAAGTATTATGATGATGGTAATTCGAACCATGTAGCAGCAGTTCAATGGTTAGAAGATAACCTACCTGCTGAGTTTATGGATGATTCCGAGACTGACTGGATTGGCATTTTTAGAACTAAACCACCAACTCCAGCAGTTCTAGCAGTACCATATTTCAACCAGGTTGATAACTATAGAGATGCACATAGAACTTGCAACTCTTCATCGTGTGCTATGTGTCTTGCTTTCCTCAAGCCAGGAAGCATTAAAGGTGACGATGAGTATGTTAAGAAAGTATTTGCTATTGGTGACACGACTGACCATGCGGTTCAGACGAAGGTTCTACAAGGTTATGGAATTAAGTCACACTTTAGTTACAATCTTTCTTTTGCTGACATTGATAAGAGTCTTGATGCTGGGAAACCTGTTGTTATTGGTATCCTGCATAGGGGTTCTTTATCTGCACCTACTGGTGGGCACATGTGTGTTGTAATTGGTAAGACACCAGACGGTAAAGGATATTATGTCAATGATCCATATGGTTCTCTGAATGATAACTATACTGGTCCAGTCACAAATGGTAAGAAGACCATTTACACTAAAGCAGTTCTTAAGCATCGTTGGTGCCCAGGAGGTAATGATGGGTGGGGAAGGATCTTCGACTGAGTTTAAGAAAAAAATTCTGGAAGAAGTGAAGAAACTCACAAATCAAGGACGACATAAAGAAGCAAGTGAACTATTTGATATATACTTTCCAAATATAGGAGGCAACAATGGCAAGAATTGATTTACACAACTTCTTCAAGTTTTATGACGAGAAGAATCCAAATCACGTAAAGGCAGTGCAGTGGCTGGAAGATAATCTGCCAGTCAAATATCTAGAAGATAATGTAGATTGGGCGGAGATTTATAGAGGAAAAAAGGGTAATGCGGCACCAGCATCAGCACCATCTGCTGCCGCTCCTGTAGCAGGTGGTGACGATATGCCAATGACTGGTATTAAATTAATTAAGGAGTTTGAAGGATGTCATCTAAAGGCATACCCAGATCCTCTATCTGGTGGACTTCCAATCACCATTGGTTGGGGTTCTACTCGTAAGAAGGATGGTGGACCATTCCAACTTGGTGATCAAATCACTCAACAGGAAGCTGATGAACTATTGATTAGTCAGTGCAAGAACCAGTTTCTTCCTTCACTTCGTAAAATTCCACATTGGAATGAGATGAGTGATGGTAAAAGAGGTGCTCTACTTTCTTTTGCTTATAATCTTGGTGCTGGTTTTTATGGTGGTGATAACTTCAATACCATTACTCGTACATTAAAGAATAAAGAATGGGACAAAGTTCCAGATGCACTTTATCTCTACAGAAATCCTGGTTCCAATGTAGAAGCAGGACTTGCTCGTAGAAGAAAAGCAGAAGGAGATGCTTGGAAAAAAGGATAAATAGTTTCAACCAGTGAGTTGAAGCAACTTAACCCCACACCACGGTGAGTTGTGTTTAGTAGTTCTTGGAAATAACTGCTAAACCAACCACCGTATTTTTATGTCTAACTACACGCAAAGGGCGCTGTCTGCAGCGTCTGCGCTTCTTATTGGAGTGCCTACAATTGCATTTGCAGATACTATTTCTGGTACAGATTTTGAGTCTGGAAATACCTCAGGATGGAATACTGGAACTCAAACAGGAACATTAGACAGCACAATCACAGGACAGGGAACGGGTGTTAGTGTTGTCGATAATCCAGTAATCTTCAATGCACCTTCTCACGGAGCAGTAGGAAGTCCAACTCTCCAAGATGGTTCTCCTAACCCATACCACGCACCCGCAGTAACACCAACAACTTGGGAGTTTGCTCCTTATGGGGATGCTGGTGCTGCACTACAACCAAATGGTCAACAAACATTTAATCAAGCAACACAAGCACTTGGATTAACATCAGCAGAAAATCAAGAAATAAAAACTCTTCTTCAACAGCAGCAACAAGCATCTGGATTAGGAAATCCAAATCCAACTGATGCTGCTTGGATTACAAAGTCAGTGACTTTGCAAACTGGAACAGTTTATACAATGTCTTGGAACTACATTGGAACTGATTATGTTCCTTTCAATGATGGTTCCATTACATCACTTGTCTATCAGGGGACAGGTTCATCTCCAACAGTAACAGTTAATAACCAACTTCAAAACTATGCATTACTTGGATTTACTAATCCAGGAACAGGTGACTATTCAACTGGAACTTATGGTTCTACTGGATGGCAGTATTCAACATATCAAGTAGGTGCTGATGGTGATTATCTCTTAGGATTTGCAGTATTCAACCTCGGAGACACTGCATTATCACCAGTTCTCTTAGTTGATAGTCAGCCTGGAACTACAACACAGAACGGTCAAGCATTTACACCTGTTGCTCCAAACAATCCAGATGCACCATCTGTTGATGAAGTAGCACCAACCCCAACTCCCGAACCAGAACCTACTCCTGAACCAGAACCTACTCCTGAACCAGAACCTACTCCTGAACCAGAGCCAACACCAGAACCTACACCAGAACCCACTCCTGAACCTACACCTGAACCTACACCTGATCCAACTCCAACCCCAGATCCCACACCAGAGCCAACACCAGAACCCACACCTGATCCAACACCAGAACCAGAGCCAACACCAGAACCACAACCACCAACATTATTAAACTCTGTTACTGTTCCTGCACCTGGACTTCCAGTTGTTGTTACTACCAAAGTAACTCATAATGCATCTGAGAAGGATGGAGTTCAAAAGATTAGAAGAGATTTTGCAACTACAAGTCAAACTCCTTTATTGCAGCAGGATACTTATAGCGATGGAACTGTTATAAGTTCATTACTTCTTTCTGTTGATACAAATAATACTCACGATGTTCTTTCTGGACGTATTGATCAACACGAAGTTTTAGATAAGATTGGTGGTGGATTACAAAACCTTCTCATCCACGAACCAACTAAACCTACCACAGATAAAGTAAGAGTATTCAGCAACAATTATTATGCTTGGTCTTATGGTGATTATGGATACACTGGTAAATCTCTGATTATTGGTGGTGGATTAGAAATTGATATCAAACCAACTTGGACTATTGGTGGTCAGTATAATAATGTCAATATTGATTTAGGTGGTGTTGATAGCACTTCTAATCTTGTTAAGAGTCATTATGGTGTGTTTAATATGTTGCGTGGAAACACACTATCACTTTTAACAAATGCTGGTTTCTCCCAGAACAAATATAATGTATCCAGAAATGTTCAGGGTATCTTTAATAATGAAAGTTCAACACAAGGAAAAGAGTGGTTTGTTAATAACAGATTATTTTGGCATCTCAATAAGAACGTAACTCCATTTGTTGGATACACTGTTGGTAATTATCAAAGAGATGGTTTTACTGAAACTGGTTCTATTCAGTCTAGAAGAACTGTAGATGCTATAAACAAAACTTCACATTCTGGTGAGGTTGGTCTAAATATTTCACATCGTTTTGGTGGTAAGAAGAAGGATTTATTCGGCATAACTGTCGGTGGTTCTTATGAAACCAGCGGAATGATTGAGGCAAATGCTTCTGTTGATTATAAGGAAATGGTAGTTATTGAAGGAATTCATCAAATTAATGATGGAGTTTCTAACACAGTAGTATCTGCAAAACTTAAATTTAAGTTCTAAAATCCTAAATATAAAAGACATCATCACAAGGACTGATGGATACGCCAAACAAAAGAGAAAAGTGTATGAGTACTGTTATTCGTATTGCGATTTTGGGTTGGTCTGCCGCTCTTCTTACTGCTAGTTATGCTGGGGCTCTATCTAAGATGGACCCCACTTTTATTGCTACTGTTTTCACCGCATCTGCTGCTACTTTCGGTATTAACACAATGAAGAAGGGTGGTGATGATGATGAAAAGAAAGAAGAACCACCACGTAGAGAAGTCGTAGTGGAACCTACACCAGAACCATCAGCACCAGAAGTTGCTGCTGTAGAACCAACTCTTGAAGAGAGAGTTGAAGTATTAGAAGGTCAAGTACAACCACGCACAGGTGGAGCATAATGGCAAAGTCTGCAAACAAAGGTAAGAAGGGTTCTGCTAATAATAAAAAGCAGAATCAGGGAAATGCAACTGCTAACAAAGCAAAGAATGGCGGCAAGAAAAAGTGATTGAGTTTGTGACTTTAACTATTGTTGGACATATGGTAGTTGGACCTAACTTATGCCAAACTGATTTTTTAGGTGATACGCAAATATACACATTTACATACCAATGCCAAGAGAATGGAACACTCCTAAACGAGAGTGTTGGAATGCTCCCATCCACAAAATACTACAAGCAATAGACAATCACACCCGTCTTTATATGGAGACGGGTGATTTTTGGCATGAAGAACAGGCCCAGATATTGAGGAAGTATGTAAAAGATTTGAAAATCTGGATACACAAAGAAGAAGGTTGGTGGAACGAATGAAAAAGTTATTCACCTCATTTGGTTTAATTTTATCATTATCATTTCCTGCAATAGCATCATCTTTAGCATCA